GTGGTTGCCGCGGTGGTTGCCGTCGGCGTGGTGATGATGACCCAAAGGCCTCTGTCTACGCCAAGGAATCAGGGGCGGTCAGGGCAGAACCTGAACCTGGCCAAGACCACTGGCAATCAGGTCAAGGTGGGTGACGTGATTCGCGAGGTTGCAGGCAGGACTCGCATCTTTCCGGACTATCTGGTCCCGCCTCGGCATTACTTCGTCAATGAGACGGAACAGTGGGTTGAGCTTTTGCTGTGCGTTGGTGTCGGCGAGTTCGAGATCAATCCCACAGACGTCAAGATCGGCGACACCACGCTCGCTTCGCTCGGCAGCACTGCGCGATACAAGGTATACGGACCAGGTGAGTCACTGGCCGACGAGTCAGCCCGGTTGTGGTGGCATAACTCGACCGAAGTCGGTGCGACAAACACCGGATCTGGCGGCCTTACCCTCACCAACACCACTCAAGTTGCACAGCAGTTCAGCGGCAATGCTCTGCTGGCTGCCGATCTGGTGCTGAGCGTTCCAGACGGGGCGGGCTGGTTCCCGTTTGGCTGGGATAGCGGCATGATCGCACGCGTTGAGTTGCCTTATCCGTATACCTTTACTGCCCCGATTGATGGCGGCGCGACCATTGTCAGTGGTCCGTATCTGCCCATGCTTCAGGCGTTCATCGGCATGCGGATCGAGATCGCTGGCGCCAATGCTGGCAACTATGTTGTTGCGAGCTATGAGCCTGAGGTGCCCGGTACCCCGGCCGTGCCTGGTAGCGCGTCAATGGTCACCGGAAGCGCGGCGCCTGCTCGTTTCAACTTCGATGTGGTGTCGCTGAGCTTCACTGTATCGCGAGGAGCGAGCAGCTTTCCGGTATCTCTGAATACGAACGTTACAAACCTTGCAGGCCTCGTTTCGGCGGTGAGTACGTCACTGTCCGGTACCGGTCTGGTGGCCAGCGCTTCCTCCGGGAGGTTGCGCATTGCAGAGCAGGCCGCGCCATTCACCGGCTCGCCGTTGTCTATCACTGGTTCTGTCACTGACATCCTCGGTTCAAGCCCTGCGTTCGTGACGGGCGTTAAGACAGAGGCGGCCACGGATGGGCAGTACGCCCGCATGACCATGGCTTACGACGGTGGCGCTCCGGCGGTGGGGCTGCAGCCAGGATCGCTGCTAGCCGCGATTGGCTATAGGGGGCTGCGGTACCGGATAACGGAAGTCTCCGATGACTCAGTGGAGGATGACGGCGCCACCCCAGAGGACGAGAGTCATGGGCCGTCGGCGATTACGGTCGTTCGATTGACTGATACAGGTGCAGTGGAGGATGACTGGTTGGGCTTCGACGCGATGCAAACCAGCGATGTATCGGTTGTGCTGGACTCTTCCACAACTGAAGGCGACTGGGCCGGATCGTTCGCAGTCTGCCCGGAGAATGAGGTTGTCCGTCGCGTTGAATTGGACTTCTTCTTTCCCGCTGGCCTGATTGCCTACTCGAAGAAAGGGCGGCAGGTTGAAGTAACCGTCAAGGTCGAGGCCCAGTATCGCGACATCAACACCGCCGGGAACTGGACAAGCGTTTTTTGGACATTCAAGGCGGCTCGTCGAGATCAAATCGCATTCACCCGGGCCATCAACTTTCCTACCTACATGAGGGGGGAAATGAGGGTTCGCCGAATCGGCGAGGAGTCGTCGGACAGCAATCAGCAAGACCGTGTGCAGTGGTATGGGCTCAGGGCACGCATTGATAAAGCCCCGCTGCGTTATGAGGGAGTCACCACGATCGCGGTGTATGCGCGCGGCGGCACTAAACTTTCGGCTCAGTCCGAGAGCCAGGTGTCGCTGATAGCCACCCGCAAGCTCCCTGTTTTGGTCAATGGCGCCTGGTCGGAGCCAACGGCTACCCGCGATATCGCGCCGTGGGCGTCTTATGTTTCGAAGTCGGTTGGGGCGACAGATGATGACGTAGATATCGAAGAGTTCGTGCGGTATGGCGCCATTTGGCACAACCGCGGGGACTACTTCGACTTTTCAGTGGAGGAGGCGGGCACGGTCAAGGAAGCGCTCAATGATGCTCTCAAAGCTGGATTTGCAGAGTTCACGCTTGAGCGAGGCCGGATTACTCCGGTGCGTGATGAGCCGCGCAGCCAGATCAAGAACATGTACACGCCGCAGAACATGAACGGATCCCTCAAGCGCTCATTCACCCTGCATGCGCCTGACGATTTTGACGGTGTTTCCATCAAGTACCGGGACCAGAGGACCTGGGCTGAAGAAACGGTAAAGTGCAGGCTTCCAGGTGACGCCTTTCAGACGGTCAAGGAAATCACACTCGATGGGGTCACAGATCGTGACCGTGCTTGGCGCTACGGCATGCGTCAGCGTCGGGCCCAGGTCTATCAGAACAAAAGCTATAGCTGGGGTACTGAGCTCTCCGCGCTGAACAGCGGTTATCTCAACTATGACGCGGTGGCCGATGACATTCCTGGCTATGCGCAGTCATCAATCATGACGGACTTCTCCGCAGGAGAGGGGCCGGTAGTGATCGAAAGCAGCGAGGCTTTTGTTTGGAGCGAAGGGCAGACACATGTTCTTGCAGTGCGCCGGCCAGACGGTTCGATCAGCGGTCCGTGGGCTGCGTATCGAATAGATGACTACCGCATCGCGATCCAATCTATCGACTTTTTGCCGGATCTTTCCCAGCAGATTGAGCCACCTCACCTGCTGTTCGGGATTTCGACACGGTGGTGCTACCCGGTTCTGGTGACCTCAATAGAGCCAGGTGATTACTCGGCGGAAATGGAGGCCATCAACTACGACGTTCGCGTCTACGCAGACGATGACAATTTTGCTCCCGAGGATGCTTGAGGATGCTGTTACTTCCTGATGGTCTTCCGTTGCCAGTTGCTGACGGTTACGGCTTCAAGCCAGTCAGCCCAATAGTTCGAACAACGATGGCGAGTGGCAGGGCAATGCAGCGTCGCCGGTTTGGCAGCGTTCCAACCATCCTGCGAGTAAGTTGGATCTTGTCGACCGAGGAAGCCAAGTTGTTTGAGGGGTGGTGTAAATGGGAGATCGGCTGGGCAGACTGGTTTCTTTGTCCCATCAGAACACCTTTAGGGCTTAGGCCGACCCGCTCCAGATTCACCGATATTTACGAAGGCCCAGAGTTTGTCAGTGACGATCTGTGGCGATACACGGCCTCCTTGGAGCTGTTTGAGTTGCCCATTGTCGATGAGGCTGCTTTCGCAGAGTTGCTCCTCGGGATGCCTTTGCCGATCATGAACGCAGCTCTAACCGCCGAGCTTATGCGTTGGTACACCAAGTCTTGGCCTGGAGCCTAGATCAATTGAATGCTCGCCCGCTCATGCGGGTTTTTTTTCGCCTGGAGTTTCTATGAGCGTAGCTACTGACAGTCAGCTGTTTCATGAGCTGGTGACCAACGCTAATGCCCTGTTCCTGTCCGATGCTGACTTCGTCACGATCAATGGCATCAGCCAGCCGACGTTGAAAAAGATCTATGCCGAATTCCTCGCGAGCATGGGCGTATACACAACGGTCGCGGACGGCCTTGTTGCGACGAACGGAACAGGTACTAATAACCGGTTCTTTTCTGTGTCGGCTGCAGGCGATAAGGCAGAGACGCGGTATCGCAACGATGCCGGGGTAGCCGTCGAAATTTCCTCTCTGTTGTCTTGGAATTCGAACTCGCTGACCATCAACCGCGGCAAGGTCTATCCGCTGCGCAGGATGACCAGAAACAGTATCGCCAGTGCAGAGCCAACCGCTTTTAGCAAGGCGATCCTGAACATCTGCATCATTGGCGCCAGGCCTGGGAAGTATTACCGGCTGGCCTATTACGTAAACCGCTCGAGCTCGCTGGGTCCTACCGCAAAGCCAGACGGCTGGATCATCGAAGAGATCGACCAGGAGAATTACGCTACCGCTGCGAACTCAGTCACGACCGTCATCAACTACACGGACGCAGGCACTCCTACGATCACGCGCGATGGCATCCAGACTGTCGTGCTGTCTAGCACCGTTGTCCCCGACCTGCGCATCCTGATCAGCCTGGACACGGCGGAACTACCTGCCCTGGGTACGCCAATCGCTGCGAACAGCAGCACGCAGAACGGCTACAGCTACATCATTGACCCTAGCCGCTACATCCCGGCAAAGAGCGACAGCACCAGCTCAATCACCATTAACGCCGGGCAGATAGCCCCATTCAGGTCGGTGAGCCGTGGCGGTGGCGTGTCTACGCCGAACACACTGCAGACCCTTGTTATTCTGCATGCTCGCGTAATCAACGCTAAGCCTGGAAAGTACTACGGCCTGCGCTACTTTCAGAACGGCAACGCCGCCGTGGTGCCGGCTGCCGATGGCTGGATCGTGGAGGAAGTCGACATCGTCGGCTATGACGCCTCGGTCATTAGCAACGGCAACAGCATCTCGGCCCTGGCCGACCCGCAGCCGAAGATCGACCGTACACTTGGTGTCCAGACCCTGCTGATCAACACCAAGAGCGATGTGCGCATAGAGCTGGTGCTGGACGCCTCCAAGCTGCAGGCATATGGCAACCAGTACGGGATGAACTTCGTCCCACAGAACGGTTATTCGCACGTCATCGATCCTGCCTGTTACGAGTTTCCGGTATCTGCCGTAGGCATTCCCTCGCGTGTTTCATACAACCTGGACCTGGCTAGTAAGCTGACCCTCGGGTGGCCTGATGGTGTGGGCACTCGCGGGTTCCAGTTCGGGCCTAACGGCGCCAATACCCTCGCCAACTTCATCCAAGTCCTAAAGGACGGCGGAGTGATCAGCACGTCCGGCACTGATTGGCTGCCGCCGTTGATGTTCGTCGTCGTGAACAACGGTGACGGATGGCCAACTCTGGAGTTCACGGGCGGCAACCACCTGGTCGACTCCAAGATGACGGCCACTACGGTCGCCTACGTCATCGAGGCCGATGGTGTTCCTCTCGCCCCAGGCAGCAGCGGCACGGCCGACCGGATCACTGTCCGTATCATTAACAAACTGATGGCGGGCAACACTGTGAGCTTGGGCCGCTACGCGTTGATGCAGGCGTTTCAGGTCGACTTCATGCCTGGGGTAGTAGGTGTCCACGCCGAAGTAATGGCGCTCGAGGACGTGGATATCTACACCGACTACGCGTGCCAGATTGTGACCACGGGTGTAAACGACACTCTGTTCTACCTGGGCGGCCAGTTCCCGCAGCCGATCCCGTTCGACAGCACCGTCAACTCGGGTTCCCCAGCAGATTACCC